TCTGGTAAGCCATCAGAATTTAAATCGCTGTGGGGTGAAAATCTCGAAAAGATTAAGTTCAGTACGATTAAGGAGGCTCGAGCCTTCGTGGATCAATATAAAGAAGTAAGTAATTTTCCTATCTTCGGTAATAGAAGCTATGGCTATCAGTTCATCAGTAAGATGTTTCCTGATACGATCGAATTCGATATATCATTAATGAAGATTGTAACTATCGATATTGAGACTACAACTGAATACGGTTTTCCTGAACCCAGGACTGCACAAGAACAAGTCACGCTTATTTCTGTACAAGACTTTAATACTAAGGTAATTACTACGTTCGGCTGTGGTCCTTATCTAAGCAAGAAACCTAATTCGGTATATGTTCAGTGTAAAGATGAATTCGATCTTCTACGTCAGTTTATCAACCATCATAAGTCTGATTACCCTGATGTAACGACTGGTTGGAATAGTCAGTTATTCGATATCGCCTACCTGTCTTCTCGTATTATGAAAGTGCTGGGCGAGAAGGCTCTGAACGAATGTTCGCCCTGGGGTTATATAAGGCAGTATGAAGTACCTACTGCGCGGGGTCGTACCCAGTTAGCTTTTGAGTGGTGTGGTATCTCTATTCTTGACTTTATGGATCTCTATAAGAAGTTCTCTTATAAGATGGTTGAGAATTATAAACTAGATACCGTTGCGATGGAGGAGCTGGGGGAGCAGAAGTTAAAGAACCCGCATGCTACGTTTAAAGAGTTCTATACCAAGGACTGGGAACTGTTTGTAGACTATAATATTCGAGACGTAGAGTTGGTTGACCGTCTTGAAGATAAGATGCGAATCATTAATTTGATTCTTACTATGGCTTATGATGCTAAGTGTAACTTTACAGATATCTTTTCTTCTGTAAGGACGTGGGATTGTATTTTGTATAATAAGCTGTTAAAAAATAATATCATCGTTCATAACCCCCCAGGTGTTGACCCAGCTATGGATCGAACTATTATGGGTGCGTATGTTAAGGAACCTAAACCGACTCAATATGATTGGGTAGTATCTTTTGACGCTACCTCTCTTTACCCCTCTATTATTATGTCTTGGAATATGTCACCGGAGACTCTGGTAGACGGTCAGAAGTTTTTAGCTGATGACGAGAAAAGTATTCAGCGGTTAATTGACGGTGAAGTTAATACTTCTGAGATACTTAAAAACGACTGGTCTATGACTGCTAATGGTCAATGCTTTACCCGTAAGAAGAAAGGTATCTTCCCGGAGTTAATTGACTTCTATTTTACTTCTCGTCAAGTGGCTAAGAAGGAAATGCTTGCAGCTCAAAGCAAGTACGAGGAGACTAAAGACAAGAAGTACCTTGGTCTGATATCTAGTCTTAACTCAAAGCAGATGGCTGCTAAGATCTTGATGAACTCTCTTTACGGTGCAATGGGTAACGTTCACTTTAGATTCTATGATATTAGAATTGCTGAAGGTATTACGATGACCGGTCAGCTACTGATACGCTCGGTGGCTAAAAAACTAAACGAGTTTGTTAATAAGGAAGTGGGAACAAAGGATGTTGATTATTCTTTTTACTCTGATACCGATTCTACCTATATTACTCTTGGTGCTCTTGTTGAAAAGAATCTTAAAGACAAAGACAAGCATACAATCGTCGACGTCCTCGACAAGTATTGTACAACTCAGATTGAACCGACGATTAATGATGCTTGCGAGTCTCTCTCGGATTATTTAAATATCTACCAGCGTAAGATTAAGTTCAAGCGAGAGATTATTGCCGATAGGGGTATCTGGATTGCTAAGAAACGGTATGCTGTAAACGTTTATAACTCTGAAGGCGTTGCATACGATCCCCCTAAACTAAAAGTTCTGGGTATGGAGATTGTTAGGTCCTCTACTCCTGCCCCGGTTCGTAAGGCTCTTAAGGAAGCAGTATCGATTGCACTTACTAAAGACGAAATGACGTTAAGGCAATTTGTAGCTGACTTAGAGGTAAAGTGGCATAGCTTGGATCCTGAAGATATTGCATTTCCTCGAGGTGTTAACGGTATCAAGGAGTACGCAGACTCAAATGGTATCTTTAGAAAGGGTACCCCTATTCACGTGAGAGGGGCGTTGATATATAATCATCTAGTCACAAGTAAGGGACTGGAGAAGAAGTATCAACTGATTCAGGAAGGTGATAAGATTAAGTTCTTATACCTTCGTGAACCAAACCCGTTGGGTACTCACGTTATTACATTTGCTGGGGAAGTACCGCCAGAATTTAAAATTCGTGATTACATTGACTATGATAAAATGTTTGAGAAGTCTTTTCTCGAACCCCTTAACTCTTTACTCAGCTGTATTGGATGGCAAGTTAAAGAAACCGCATCTCTAGAAGGATTATTCGGATGAAAAAGTATATTGCAATTCTCTCGCTACTGTTAGTTACCCAGGCATTTGCTCAAAAGATGCCTAAGAACTCAGCTACCTATGATACACAAGTCTTACGCGTAAGTGACGGGGATACCATTGTTATTGCAGCACCGTTTTTGCCTGCTCCGCTCAAACCAGAACTAGCAGTTCGTATCTTCGGTGTTGATACTCCAGAAAAAGGACATAGAGCACAGTGCCCACAAGAGGATCAAAGAGCACAGTTAGCTAGTAAATGGACTTCTCAGTTGATTGCCCAAGGTGGTAAGATACAAGTTACATTATATGCCTGGGATAAATTTGGTGGTAGGGTGCTTGGAGATATCTTAGTTAACGGTCAGAGTGTTCGGGCAGGACTAATTCAAAACGGGTTAGCACGTGAATATTACGGTGACGCTAAGCAAAGCTGGTGCCAGTAATCGATTGATATTACGTTTGATCTATATTATAATAAGTGATCTATAAGGAACTACACTATGTCTATACTTGATAAAATTAAGAAGAACTCTACGATTAAGGATACGGCTATTCTAGCCGATTCGAAATTCTTTCAGAAGAAGGATATGATTCCTACTTCTATTCCTGCAATTAATATTGCATTGTCAGGTAAATTAGACGGAGGTCTAACGCCTGGTTTAACGATGTGGGCTGGACCTTCGAAGCACTTTAAGACTGCTTTCTCTTTGTTGATGGCGAAGTCGTATCTGGATAAGTATCCCGATGCGGCTTTACTCTTTTATGATTCTGAGTTCGGTACTCCTCAGTCATACTTTGACTCTTTCGGTATTGATTCTAAGCGCGTTATTCATACCCCTTTAACTAATATTGAGCAGTTAAAGTTCGATGTAATGACTCAGTTAGAAGGGGTCGAAAGAAGTGATCATCTGATTATTATTATTGACTCTATTGGTAACTTGGCATCTAAAAAAGAAGTCGAAGATGCTTTAGAAGGTAAGTCAGTAGCAGATATGTCACGAGCAAAGCAGATCAAGTCTTTGTTCCGTATGATTACCCCTCACCTGTCTCTTAAAGATATTCCTATGATTGTAGTTAACCATACTTACAAGACTATGGAATTGTATGCTAAAGATGTTGTAGGTGGTGGTACTGGTTCTTATTATGCTGCCGATAATATCTTTATCCTTGGTCGTCAGCAAGAAAAAGAAGGTACCGAGGTTGTAGGTTATAACTTTATTATTAACGTTGAGAAGTCTCGTTATGTAAGAGAGAAATCTAAGATCCCAGTTACCGTTCGTCACGATGGTGGTATCAGTCGTTGGTCTGGTTTACTGGATATGGCATTAGAGTCCGGTCACGTTATTAAACCTTCTAACGGTTGGTATTCTCGCGTTAATAAAGATACCGGTGAAGTAGAAGAGCAGAAGTTTAGAGCAGCACAATGTGATACTAGAGAGTTCTGGTTACCTATTCTCCTGTCACCTTCATTCCAGGAATGGGTAAAGACTACCTATCAAGTTGCTAATGGTGCTATCTTGAGTGATGAGGATATTACCAAGGAGTATGCTGATGTTGAGGAATGATTTATTTAAACCCTGGTTTGTTGGTGAGAAAGATTGGGGTTTTGAAATTATCGATGGTGAGTTCAATGGCGTAACTGTACAGATTGAAAAGTTAGATTGGCCTGACGAAGGTAGTAACGAACTTGCTCTTGACTATCACGTAGTACATAAGCCTGAATTAATAACCGATGAAGACATAAAGAGCGATACCTTCAAGGCAGTTGTTGAAGTAATTATAAATGATATTTTGAGAGAAGCAATTAATGAGTTCAAGCAGACTGGAAACAACGATTCTAAGGAATCTAGTCCACAATGAAGACTACATGCGAAAGGTTCTTCCGTTTATAAAGTCTGAGTACTTTACGGATGAGAGTGAAAGAACTGTTTATAAGATAATTAGCGAATTTGTAGTTAAGTATAATAAACCTCCAACTACCGAGGCGCTGGGTATTACATTACAAAACTCTAACTTACCTGAGGGTACTTTTAAAGAGACGAGTGAGTTAGTAAAAGAGTTAGATATATTTGAAAAGCCAAATCAAGATTGGCTGTTAGACGAGACTGAAAAGTTTTGTAAAGATAAAGCCGTTTATAATGCCATTCTTCAATCGATTGGTATCATGGAAGGTAGAGATAAGAACTTTAGTAAAGATGGCATACCATCATTGTTACAGGAGGCGCTAGGTGTCTGCTTTGATTCTTCCGTGGGTCACGATTATTTCGAAGATTCTTCTGATCGTTTTGATTTTTATAATCGGGTGGAGTCTCGCCTTCCGTTTGATCTTTCGTTATT